TGCGTCCTTCGGGTAGCGCCCGATGCCGCCCCGGGAGGGCAGCAGGGTCTCGGCGTAGGCGGCGACCGTGGCCACGTCCACGCCCTCAACGGAGAAGTCTGCTGCCCGGCCCAGCAGGTGCTGGCTGGACTTGCTGCCGCCGACAGCGGCGTTGTGGGCAGCAGTGCGGTAGCCGCTGGTGATATGCACCGGCTTTCCGAAGTGCTCCCGGATGCACTGCAGCAGCACCACAAGCTCCTCGTCGAGGAGCACGACGTCGCTGCCCTTGCAGGCAAACTCCCGCACCCGGAAGCTGGGTGAGAGCTGCCGGGTGGAGTCCCGGGACATGGAATATTCTTTGATAGCGATAGAGACCACGACCTTTCTTTTTTCTATCCGTTGACATTGTATTGCAAATGTGCTACATTGTATTCAGAAGGAGTGTGATACCATGGCACAGACCACTATAAGCATCCGCATGGATAACGACCTGAAGAACAGCTTTGACCACATCTGCAACGAGCTGGGGATGTCCATGTCCACCGCCGTGACTATGCTGGCCAAGAAGATGACCCGGGAGCAGCGCCTGCCCTTTGAGCTGTCGGTAGACCCGTTTTACTCGGAGCAGAACCAGGCCCGGCTGCGCAAGTCTATTGCCGAGATGGAAGCCACCGGCGGCACCATCCACGAGGTCAACTTCGATGATTAAGGCATGGACGGAAGAAGCGTGGGAAGATTTTGAATACTGGACCACCCAGGACCGCAGGATGCTCAAGCGGATCCTACAGCTTCTGAAGGACATCGACCGCAACGGCTATGAGGGCATCGGCAAGCCCGAGCGCCTCAGCGGCGATCTGGCCAGCTATTGGAGCCGCCGCATCGACGACGCCAACCGCATCGTCTACCGCATTGATGGCAGCGTGGTCAAGATCGTCCAGTGCGGCTCCCATTACAGAGACAAATGACCGCCTCCGCAGCCCCCACCCGGGGCTGCTTTTTGTTTTGTCAGTAGTAGTGGTAGCCCTCGACGTTGAGGGATGCCGTGTAGACTTTGTTTGAGGCATCGTACTCATCAAAGCGCAGCGTTCCGTCCTCGCTGAAGGTGATTTTGGCGTAATAGCTGCTCGTATTGGTGCGGAAGGAGCTTCCTCTGGTCAGCTTTGTCCCCTCGGGGACGTGGTAGCTGTCCTGCACCCACGAGGCATAGGTGCCACCCGAAAGCTTCACATAATCGACCGTTGCGGGGAGGGTCAGGATTTCGCTGCTTTTGTAGCTGAAAGTCGCGCGGGCCGTGTACACCAGCTGCCCATCCGGGTACGCTTTCTTGTTTGCTAGCCGCTCGATTTCCGCCCGGGTAAACGGGATAATACTAACTGTGCCGGTTAAATCCTCCAACTCCCCCGGGATAAAGGTGGATATACTTACGCTGCCCAGTGCCATACTCACACCTCCCTCGCCGCGTCTGCGGCCTCGGGGGTGGTGTCGTCCGGCTCGGCGAAGCCCCACTCCGCCCGCAGGGCGGAGAGGGCGGCGGCTTTGTCGAGGGCCGTGCCGGCCAACAGGGAGAGCAGCAGGGCCTTGGCGTTGTCACTCAGGCCCTCGCCGGGGTCGCCCTGCGGGCCGGGTTCACCGCGCGGCAGAGTCAGGTAGAGCTTGCCGTCCCGGATGTCGGCGGCGGGTGTGTCGCCGGTGGTCACGCTGCCGATGCCCTCCACCGCCGCGGCGCAGGCGGCTGCGATGCCGTCCTCCATCCGGTTGAGCACGTCGGGCAGGCTGACTTTCATGCCGGTGACGAAATGCTGTTTCACATACTTCATTTTTCGTTTGCCTCCGTTACAAAGTCGTGTCATCGAGGACGGTGTCGCCCAGGGTGTCCTCTCCGGTGTCAGCGGTCGAGGCCGAGGGTCCCAGCAGCTCCACCTGCATCTGGATGCCGCCCTCGGGGACGTTCTCGGCCCAGAAGGTGATGGTGCCGCCGCCGGTCTCGCAGACGCCCGCAAGCCCCGCCGCCACCGCCACGGTGAAGGTCTCCGGGGTGGGTACGGCGGAGGGGACGGTGGCCGCCCTCGCGGCCCGCAGCTCTGCCGTCTGCTTGTAGGCGTAGCCGGGCACGTCGGTGCATTCGGCCCAGCCGTCCGCCGTCAGGGTCACGGGCCAGATGCCGAGATAGCCGCCGCTGTAGCTGGCCAGCAGGCTGTCGCAGAGAGCCGCCGTCTCTTTGGCTTTCGCCAGCGCCTGTCGGCCCAGCTCGTCCATGGGGATGCCGGTGACGCCGTCCCGCATGAGGCCGCAGAGGGCTTCGTCGGTGCGGGTGTCGGTGAGGGATGCGGCAGTGATCTCTGCACTGCCGGCCGGAACGGAGATCTCACACAGACACAGCTCATAGATGAAGTGCGTCCGGATCAGCTCCGGTGCAGTGGGTTCGGCCTTCGGAGTGCCGGGCTTGAGCTTCAGAGCCGTCAGATTGGCATTGGCATCAAACTGGAGCACTACCCGGTCGATGCGGGGCAGCATATCGTCTGCGTCGGGTACCGTCAGCGTGCCGCGCTCCCGGGCGCAGATAGAGATGCCCTTGAAGTCGTCGTAGTTGATCCACGCGAGACCGGGGGAGACGGTGATCTCCCGGGGGCCGCTGACGGTCACAGCAAAGTTTGAATCGCGAGAGTAGACGCCGGAGGTGCGGGTGCATAGATAAGCGGCCACATCTTCGGCACTGTAAGTCACCCCGTCGAGGGGGTATGTCACAAGCTTCATGTTCTTCTCCTGATGATAGGTGTTCCGATCTCGGTGGAGACGCTGTTCTCCCCCTTCTGGGATGTCAGGGTGATGGACGTGATGCGGGCGGCGGCCTGAATGTCGGTACCCGGCAGGCTCGCGGCGACGACTTTGCCCACCATGACCTCATCCGTAGGGGTAAAGCGGAAATTCTCAAGCCGAGTGTGCTTGGCCAGCTCCTGCGTGCCGAGGGCTTTCAGGCTTTCGAGGTAGTCGCTCTGGGTCTGGCTGCTGCTTCTGGTGCGGCTGGCGGCATCCACCACCAGCTCACGCCGGGCAATTCCTGCTGTACTCTCGGCGCCCACCGTGACGGTGGCGTCGCCGCCTACCACGATCACCACATTCTTATAATCGGCCGTGCTCTCGGTGTAGGTCAGGTCGGTAAGGTTGCCGTACTGGGGCGCATAGCGGGCGTTCCGGTCCAGCAGAGGGCGGTACAGCTCGAACAGCAGCTTTTTCTCTGCCGGGTCGAACCGGAGCCGGAAGCCGATGTCCAGCTCCTGACATACCTGCTCGGCCACATCCAGCAGGCTGCCGGGTGCGGCCTCGCCGGTGTAGGTGTCGGTGATCTCGGCCAGGTCGCCGAGCTCGACGCCGGGCCACGGCTCCATGGCCGTGACCAGCTGGCGGAGCGTCGTCTCTGCCGAAAAATTCTTCAGGGTCTGGAGGCTGCTGCGCTCGTCGAGGATGTAGGCTGCGTCGCGGGCAGAGACCACAAGGCGGTGGTCGGAGGTCTGGGCGGAGCATATCCGCATGAGGTGCTCGCTGCCTACCAGCCAGAGATACCGGTCGGGGCGGCAGAGGGCCTGCAGGCTGGTAGATTCATGAAGCTCCAGCTGCGCCCCCTGCACGTTCTTGTAGGTGTTGTACCGCTCCGGCCAGACCAGCGACACCCAGCTCTCGATTCGCCCCAGAAGCTTCAGCTCGGGGCCATAGACAAAGATCGTCTTTGTACCGCTGGCAGTCAGGGCAGATGCTTTTTCGCCGCTCATGAGGTTTCCTCCACTACAAGAGATGCATATGCCACACTGAAGCTCAGGGTCAGATAGAGCGCCGTCATGCCGCTGTCGGCAGTGCGTGTCCATGCCCGTGTGCCGTGACGCAGCGTCCAGAGGGTGCTGCTCTCATCCAGCAGCTCGAAGGCATTGAAGGTCTCGCCGTCGATGAGCTGCTCAATGCGCAGCCGCCCGTCCTCCCGCCAGAGCCGAATGACGTCGCCGTCCTGCATCTCGGTGAGAAAACGAAGATACTCTCCGGTAGCAAGATCCCGCACGCCGGGGTTTCGTACGACGCCCTGCGCAGTCAGCGTCAGCACAAAATCCTGCGTGTCCGGGCCGGGGTTGCTGAGCTTGAGAAAATCCGACTGGATGCGCAGACCGAACTGGTGGGTGCTATAGCAGACGGGCAGCCGGAACGCAGGCTGCGTATAGAACAGCGAAACGCTGGTCTCGGTGACGCTGCGCCAATAGGGATTCGGGCAGTAAAGCTGAAAGCTGAAGGTGGGCCAGAGGTTTGAGGCGCTGATGGCGGGGCAGCGCTGCACTTCGGCGTCGCAGTAGTATTTTCCGGCCACGGTCAGCCGCCCGGTGGCCCCGGGGGTGAAAATATCCTGCAGCTGACGCTTGAGATAGGCAGTATTCCGCAGGATGCGCCCGGTAATGGTGCGGGTCACGCCGGAGATGCTGCGGCTCTCCACGGTGGCACCCACCTGCTGGTAGCCCTGACTGGTCTCCAGCTCCACCGGCAGATCGCCGATGGGGTCGATGCTGTAGAGCACGCCTGCCTTGTAGCCGAAGCTGAAGCTCTGGCCGCTGCTGGCGGTAAAGATGGCATCAAACACCGGCAAGCACCGCCCTTTCCTGTTCGTATCGTGCTTCGCGCATCAGGTCAGCCGCTGTCTGCGCTTTGGAGTAAATATACTGGTTGATCTCATACGAGGGCCGGGGCTTACGCTCAGGCCGAGCGGTTTCTTTCTCGTAGTCCCACAGCGAGTAGCTGGGGGCGGTGACGGCGCTGCCGGAGCCGGAACTGCTGTTGGGTGTCTTCACGGAAGATCTGCTGCTGCTCCCCAGCTTCATGGCAATGGCCGCGATGGCCACAGCCAGAGCGACGCCTGCAGCGATGACCATAGCACCCACAGGTAGGCCGATGCCGGTAGCCGAGATGGCCGCACCGATGGACTCCAGCATGGCGACAAAGGCAGAGCCGACCGTGGTGACGAGGGTACCCATCGCGGCGAAGATTGTGGGGAAGGCCGAGAGCAGGTTGCCCGAGAGGGCTGTGCTGATGGCCTTGGCCGCTGTGCCGAGGGGGCCTTTAAGAGCCGCGAGGGTGTCCTGCAGGGTGCCGCTCAGTTGCCCGGCCAGAGAGGCAACGTCGCCAAAGCGGCCGGTAATGCCCTCGAAGAGCTGCTGTCCCAGAGAAGCCGCGCCCTGCGCCAGCCCCTGTGCGCCCTGTCCGAGGACGCCGTTCAGGCCGTCCACCAGCGAGAGGGCGTAGTCGGTGAGCTTCTGCTTCTGGTCGGCGGTCAGCCCTGCGTAGAGGGCGGATGCCGCCCACCTGCCGATGCCCACCCAGTCGCCGCTCTTCACGGCTTCCCACAGGGTATCCACCGTGCCGAGGACGCCCTCGTTGGCGCGGTCTTTGAGGACAGACCAGAGGCCGTCCAGTGTCTTGGCGGCGCTGTCCTTGATGGTCTCGGCCACCTGCTCGGTGCCGTCGGCGGCAATGGTCTTGACGGTCTCCACCGTGCGGAGCGCCCCGTCGATGACCTTGTCCTGCGTCTGGGTGATGACCTGCTGCTGTTCGGTGGTGCCGTCCGCGAGAGTTTTGGTCACGGTCTGGGTGGTGGTCTTGATGCCGTCCACAATAGCCGTGCTGCTGGCCGTCACGGTGTTCACCACGTCCCGCACGGTCTCCATGGTCTGGCTGACCGTCCGCTTGCCGTCCGCCGCGATGGTCTCCACGGTCTTGATGTCCTTAAGGACGCCGTCCACCATCTCGCGGCTGGTGGAGGTGATGGTCTGCTTCTGCTGGGTGGTGCCGTTGGACAGCTCCTCGTTGATGGTCTGGATGGTGCGCTTGGTGTTCCCGACGACCTCATAGGCCGTGTTGCTGTAGGAGTTCACCACCGAGGCGGCAGTCTTTGCGGCAGAGCCGGCCTTTTGGGCCGCTGCCGTCGCAGCGTTGCCGGACTTGGTGTAGGCCGGGATGGTGTCCTCGACCTGCTTTGCAAGGTTCTGCATCCTGAATGCATTGACCTCGGCCTTATCCACCACATCGTCACTGAGGGTCCAGTCGGTGTCAGGCTGTGCAGCGGTCTTAGCGACCTGAATGCCGGCGGTGGCGATGGTCGCCGCCGTGCCGGTGCCGTTCAGGCCGCTGATAAAGCTCTGAATGAGATTCTTGCCCCACTGGACGGCCTGAGAAGGCAGGGACTTTATCCAGCTGATCGCGCCGGAGATGCCCTGCTGCATGGCCTGTGTCACAGACGACGCCATGCTTTTGATGCCGCTGGCCAGCCCCTTCAGGATGTTTGCCCCGAGATCCAGCCAGTTGAAGGCGGAGATCACCGAGACGACAGCCTCCACGATCTTGCCCGCATTCTGGATGATGAGAGGGATGCTGTCGATAAGGCCTTTGCCCAGCTGCACCATGAGGCCGACCGCACCGGCCAGAATCTTCGGCGCATTGTCGTTGATGAGGCCCGCGATATTGATGACAATATCGGGGATGTAGGCGAAGAGCTGCGGCAGGCCCTCCACCAGCCCGTTTGCAAGGCTGAGGATGAGGTCGATGCCTGCCGAGACAAAATCACCGAAATTCGCCCGCAGCTCTTCGGTGAAGGAGAGGACAGCGGGCAGCGCCTGCGACAAAAAATCCGGGATGCCTGCGGTAAACCCGGATGTGAGATTCTGCAGCAGCTCCGTGCCGGTCTGAAGGATGGCCGGGACCAGCGCAGCGATGGCTTCCGGGATGCCGCCGACCGCATTGACGACCAGCGGGAGGAGGTTGTCCACCAGATAGGTGCGGGCCGTCTCCACAAGGGCCTCCAACGAGGGCTGCAGGTCCTCGCCCAGCGCCATCTGTCCCAGAACATTCTGGGCGGCGGCCTTCATGGAGGCAAAGGAGCCGGTCAGGGTGGTGGTGGCCTCCCTGGCCGTGGTGCCGGTGATGTCCAGCTCGGTCTGGATGACATGGATGGCGCTGTACATGTCGGCCAGATTGCCGAGATCATACTTTACGCCGGAGATCTTCTCGGCGTCCTTCAGCAGGCGCTGCATCTCAGCCTGCGTGCCGCCGTAGCCGATGCGGAGGTTGTCCAGCATGGTATAGTTCTGCTTCGCAAAGCCCTGATAGGCGTTCTGGATGTCCTGCATCGAGGAACCCATCTTGTTTGCGTTGTCAGACATATCCACCATCGCCATGTTGGCCAGCTGCGCCGCCGCGTCGGTGTCCCGACTGACGCTGGAGAGCAGGCTGGCCGCGAAGCTGGTTGTGGACTCCATGGAGTCGTTGGCCGAAAGTCCGGCGGTCTTGTAGGCCTGTGCGGCGTAGGTCTTGACCTTGTCGGCGCTGTCCTTGAACAGCGTTTCGATGCCGCCGAGGCTCTGCTGGAGAGCACCGCCCGCGTTGACTGAGTCGGAGATCATCTTCCCGATGGCGGCAGTACCCAGCACCGTTTTGATGGTGCCGATCAGCTTGCCGGTGAAGAGCTGTCCGGCAGACTCACCGGCGCGGGCGCTTTCGCCGCCCAGCTCTTCGGCGATGCTGTCCTTGATGCCCTTGGCCGAGGGTACGATCTGGACATAAGCTTTGCCGAGTTCAATGCCGTCTGCCATGTTCAACATCCTTTCATAGCGGCAAGTGCCGCCTCAAAATCTTCCGGGCCGTCGAAGCTCTGCACATTGCCGGCGTTACCTGTATCGGGATCGGTGAGGGCGGCAAGGATGGAGTCGGGCGGGCGGCTGCCGGGGCAGCCGGTGGGCCGCCCTTCGATGCTGATGGAATC